ATGCAATTTCACTTATCGAAACAATCAATGCCAACGCTGATACTGGAATTAAATCGGTTACTAGAAAAAAATCAACTATTACTGATTACAATTAAATCAAATGATGTCCGTTCTAAAGATCAAAACAAGCGGCTTTGGGGTTATCTTTATAAGTCTGTCGGTGATTTTCTTGGGTATTCAAGCATGGAAATACATTATTTGTGCGGTGCTATGTTTCTTACATCCGATATAACCATTCATGGTAAAACTATTCAACACACTAAAAGCACAACTGATTTAACTGTTTCTGAAATGGCAGATTATATGACGCAAATTGAAGCGTATTTTGCACAATTTGGATGGTCTGGCGAATGATCACCATTCCATTAGATCAAAATATAGTTTATTACTGTCGTGGTTTATTAAAAAATAATAATTTTGGTCAGCGTGGTATAGCTGATGGAAACCAATCCGAACAGTTGCGAGGTATAGTTGGTCAATGCATGGTTATGGATTTGCTTGGTTTAGCATTAATGGAAGCTGATGGATTTGATAAAGGCATTGATTTTACATTTAATGGCAAAACCTATGATGTTAAAACAATGGGCAGAACTGTTGATCCGGAAGATTACTATGTAAACAATCTTATTAGGCATCAAATAAATTACAAAGTTGATCGTTATATATTTTGCAGTTTAAACAAAATTAAGATGAATTTAACTATATGCGGATGGATTGATAAAGATAAATTTGCAGAAAAAGCAAATTTTTATCCATTAGGAATGGAAAGAACACGCTCTGATGGCACTTCTTTTAAAACTAAAGCTGATCTATATGAAATTCCTAATTATCTTTTAAATCAACTTAATTCAATTAGTGATCTAATTACACTATGATTAAAGATGAAAGAAAACATTATGACAAATTGGTTCAGATTGGTTGCATTGTTTGTAGGAATCTTGGCTTTGGTTATTCAGCTCCACATATTCATCACATTAGGCATGGGGTTGGATTGGCTATGCGTAGCCATTGGAGTATGGCTATCCCTTTATGTCCAACTCATCATCAAAATGGTGGTTATGGAGTGGCACTTCATTCAGGGCAAAAGACATTTGAAGCAAAATATGGCTCGGAAGTAGATTTATTGCAACAAACTTTAGACTTGCTAAATAAGAAAGGATAAGTATGGTAGAATTTATGATAATTGCCATTTGCATTTTTATGGCTTTACAGGCTTTTAAATAAGGATCAAATATGGACAAAAAGGTATATTCAATTAAAGAAGCTAAACAGGATTTAGGCACAAAGCCAACGATTGGTGAATTTTGTTTAACTATGCTTCATCAAGGCACTAATTCACACATTATTCATTTACAAACTAAATCCAGAACTGAACACAAAATCTTGCAAAAGTTTTATCGTAGAGTTGTGGAAAAAGCAGACGATATTATCGAAATGTGGCAAGGCGTAAATGCTCCACAAATTATTGAATATCCTGATAAATGGATTCCGCCTTTAAAAAATGGTTTAGATGACATTATGCGATTTAGAAAATACATGGAAGATAATCGAGATGTATTAGGTGATGATTCTGGATTACAAAACCAAATGGATGACATGATGGAATTAATTAATGCTATTGTTTATAAAGAATCACGATTTGTGGAAAAGAAAGGTCCATAATGTCCGATAAAACATTAAAAGAAGCAGTTCAATACATTGCTAATGTATATAAATCTGTAGAACAAGAAGCTAAATCGTGGAAATTTAACCAAAGTGATATTGATTTTGAATTAAAGAAAACCAATCCAATGACAGTTGAATATGGTATTTTAATGATGATCAAACAAAGCGTAGATGCCAAGAACGCCACAAAGCACTAAATGTCGTGAATTAGGATGCATGAATCCTAAAACTAATAGATCAACATTTTGTGAACAACATGGTGGCGGCGCAACTGAAAAGATTAAGCAAAATAGTAAGCTATATTCAACATCCTATTGGAAACAAGTTAGATTACAACAATTAAGTGCCAAACCATTATGTGCTTGTTGTTTGTTAGAAGGTAAAGTAGTTCAAGCAACAGTTGTGGATCATATATTTCCACATAAACAAGATTCGGATAAATTTAAAGTGAATAATTTTCAAAGTTTATGCCCATCTTGTCATACAAATAAAACATTAGAAGAAAATAATGGAAAATATCTTTATTACTCACCTAATGGAATAATTACTTATACCGAAGCAGACTATGGCAAAACTATTGACCAAACAGAATTTACGAAAGATTTATAAATTATTTTGCACTTTACCGCCATTCAATGAATACAAAATGCCACAACCACAAAAAGTCCAATTCGGAATCATTGATACTAATGATGTATTGGGTTATTTTCATTCTGAACCTTACAGGATTGAAATTGATGTAGCTAATGACAGTTGGCTGAAACTATCGGAAACTATGTTGCATGAAATGGTGCATTTATGTAGATGTCATAATAATCACAATGACTTTACAGAGCATAATGCCAAATTTGAAATATATGCAAAAAAGATTTGTTCGTTATATAATTTTAATTTAGAGGAGTTTTAAAATGAAAGAAAAATTAAAGCAATTAGGCGATTTTTTATTAGAAGTTGCATTATTTGGTTTTAGAGTATTTTTATCTGTTTCATTTGCGCTTGTGAATGAATTAGTTGTTGTTTTAACCAAATTAGACACATTAATCAATAAAGAAATTACAAAAGTTGATGTTCAAGTTGCAAAGCCAGTTCAAGCAACACCAGCTCCAACAGGATTGACAATCAATTGAATTGGTTAATACAAATTGCTCCAACTATTGCATCAGCATTAGGTGGACCATTAGCTGGAATTGCCGTAACTGCATTATGCAAAGCAATGAATTTGAATGAACATGAAGTTCAAGGCATTATTCAAACTGGAAAATTGACATCAGATCAAATTGAGCAAATTAAGTTGGCTGAAATTGAATTAAAACGCCAACAACAAGAATTAGGTCTTGATTTTGAAAAATTAGCAGTTGCGGATAATGTTTCTGCTCGAAATATGGAAATTGTTACAAAATCTCATATTCCGGCAATTTTGGCATCAATTACAACAATTGGATTTTTTGGTATTTTAATTTTATTGTTTTTTAATAAAGTTGATCCAGCTAATAATGCATTAATGATTATGTTAGGTTCTTTAGGAACTGCATGGACTGGCGTTATATCGTTTTATTTTGGTTCATCTCATGGCAGTCAAATGAAAGATCAAATGCTTTATAATTCAAAACCAGTAAATCCAAATGAACAAATAGGATAAAAATGCAAATATCACAACATTTTACATTAGAAGAATTAACATTTAGCGAAATTGCACTACGAAACAATATTGATAACACACCAGACAATATTATTATTGGAAATTTAACTCGTTTGGCTAATTTGCTTGAACAAGTTAGAACATTAATTGGCAAACCAATTCGAGTTAATTCAGCATATCGTAGTTTAATTGTAAATAAATTAGTCGGTGGACAATCTAATTCGCAACATTGTTTAGGTTGTGCCGCCGATATTCGTATTGATGGAATGACACCAGATCAAATCATTAAAGTCATAATGGATAGCAATATTCAATATGATCAAATCATTCGTGAGTTTGATTCATGGGTTCACATATCAATACCTAATGGCGAAGGTTATGTGCCAAGACACAATGCTTACATTATTGACAAGAATGGAACAAGACCTTATCTCGCATAATGCGAAAACTTTTACTAGGACAAGACATGAATCGAACCGACATCTTGCGTAATGCAACCGAAATCATAAACCATGATAGGCAATCTACACATGGCAATCCAGAAGATAGCTTTGCCAATATAGCTAACTTGTGGTCAGCTTATCTTGATAAAACAATCAGCACACAACAAGTTGCAATAATGATGATCTTATTGAAAGTGGCACGAACAAAAAATGGCAACAATCACATTGATAACTTTATTGACATTGCTGGATACTCTGCATTGGCTGGCGAAATAGGATTGCGTAATGATGGCGAATAATAACTTAAAATTTCTTTGTTTTGCAAACGAGCAGGCGGGGAAACAAATTCCTGCATTTGAAGTTTGTGAGGGGGGTGTATGACACAAGCACGCAACAAACTCCCACCAGAGCTTCACATTGTGCATGGCACGCAAGGAAAAAACATGGGAACAACCTTGCCTGAAAAAATTAAGCAAAGGATTCCCAAAGCGTATTGGCTTACCAACCCTTCCGCATGGAACGAGGATCGGTTCATCGAGGAAACTGCTGAATATCTTTACGCAGTTTATGGCATAGGCTCTGAACAAGATCAACATACTCTTTCATTCCTGGCAACTCAAATTACTTTGTATATTCAATGTCTGGTCAATGTAAAAGAAAACGGCATTGTTACTGAATACAATAATGGTAAGACACTTGGTCCAAGTCCATATATGGCTTTAATGGATAAGCTCTTGCAACGCATCATTGTTTTAATGAATGAACTTGGATTAACGCCTAGAGGTCGATTAGCTAAAACTTCTACAGACGATTCTAGTCTTGGCGATTTGATGGCTGGTCCAGATAACTTTAAATGAACGATTGGCAAGATGGAATCCAATATGCCATTGATGTAACAAAAGGTAATATTGAAGTATGTAATAATGTGAAACTGGCTTGTCAGCGTTTTTTGGACTTCATGGAAAACAAACAATGGGAATACGAATTTGTCGTGCCTTATGTTCGACACTTTTTAAGATTCCTAGATGTTCTCAAACACACCAAAGGACCTGATGCTGGTAAGCCAATCACTTTAGAACCATTCCAACTTATGTTGGTTTGTGCCATCTATGGATTCCGCCACAAAAAAGATCACACCAAACGAATGACAACAGATGTCATTGTATTCATTCCTAGAAAAGCTGGTAAATCTACTTTAACTGCGGTTATTGCTTTATATGAATTAATCTATGGTGAAGCTGGTGCTGAAGTATTTACTTTGGCTACCAATCGTGAACAAGCATCTATTGTTTTTGATGCGGCTTATGGAATGATCCAAGCCATGCCACAAACTGCCCAGAACTGGTTTAATTTAAGTAAATACCATATTGGCAAAGCTGGCGATTCACAGTCAATGTTTAGAGCATTATCTAGGGACAATAAAAAATCAGGTGATGGTAAGAACGCCAGTTGCGCCATCATTGATGAAGCGGCACAGATTGTTGATCGTAACTCTATTGAGGTTATTCATTCTGGAATGGTGGCTCGTAAAAATCCATTAAGGATTTATATAACGACTGCATCATTTACTAAAGACACCAAGTTCTATGAAGATATGACGGCTTACGAATCCATGCTTCATGGTGAAGCTCCAGATAATCCACATTGGTTTGGTCTTTTATATGGACTTGATCCACAGGATGACTGGCGAGATGCTAGAACATGGCGAAAATGTAATCCTATGCATGGCATATCTATTTATCAATCTGCCATTGAGGAAAGAGCGGCTCAAGCGGCTTTAAAACCAGCTTCATTAAATGAGTTCTTATGTAAGACACTTAATGTTTATGTATCTGCTAATACGGCATGGATTGATCGTCAATATTGGGATGATTCTATAGACAAACCTAAAGATAGCCAGGAATCAGTTTTTATTGGTTTTGACTTGGCGGCAACTAGGGACTTAAATGCAGTCTGCACTTTGAAAAGATATGCAGATGATGATTACTTTGCAGAGTTTAAATTCTTTTTACCTGAAGATGCAATGGAGTTGATTCCAACTCATTATCGTGGTATATTTGAGCAAGCGGTTCAATCTGGCATATTGCACATAACCGAAGGCAATGTGATGGATGATCGAGAGATTTCCGAATATATCAAAAACCAATGTTCTTTATATGATGTTAAAGAAGTTGGCTATGATGCTTACAATGCGGCAAGTTTAATTGCACGATTACACGATCATGGCATACCAGTTAAAAAGGTTGGTCAAGGAATGGCAGTTTTAAGTAACCCATCCAAACATACTGAAAAACTGATTATGCAACATTCTATAAAACATGAAGGAAACCCATTTATTGGTTGGCAACTTGGAAACTGCGAAGTTTACGAAGATGTCAATGGCAATATCAAGGTAAGAAAAAATGAAGCAGATAAGTCTGCGAAGGTTGATGGCATTATTGCGCTTATAATTGCAATGCATTGTTCACTTGATAATCCGATTGGATCAGATTCATACGGATTTAGAAGTTTTTAAAGGAAAAATATGGCAATATTTGATATATTCAACAGAAAAGGTAAGGGTTCAAAAGAATCCAATACACTTTTTGGTCAAACTGCATTAGGTAACAATGTATTAAGAAACATATCTAATGCCAAACAAATCCCAGTTTCAAACCAACTTTTATATGTAACAACATCATCTGTAACGGAATCAGGTCGAATTGTAGATATGTCGGTGTTAAGCCGCAATTCTACAGTTATGAGTTGCGTAGGCGTTAAAGCTCGTGCATTAGCTCAACTTCCAATTAAGATTATGGCATATAACGATAAAGGCTTATTGGTTGATGCACTTTTAGATGAATCTGTTGGTCCAAGAGATCAGATTAAAGCAAAACAAGTTGCAAGTTTATTAATGCAACCAAATAACTTTCAATCATCATACGAATACTGGTATCAATTTGTAATGTGGTTAGATTTAGCTGGTGAAGTATTTACTGCTCTATGGCGTAAAGACCAACAAAATATGGCTTTAACTCCATTGGAAATGTATATATTAGATTCAACTTTAATCACCGCTCAATTAACTCCAACTCGTTATCCACAATATAGATTATCTACTTCTACATATGGATTTAATAAAGAAGCTCCATTAGAATATTGGCAAGTGATTCATTTAAAAGAAGCGGCTTGGCAAGGTTCAGCCGGCTTCAATAAAGGCACATTAGCCGTAGAATTAATTGGTTTAGATCAAGACATTGATAACTATGCCAACTTTGTAATGATGAATGGTGCTAAACCTTCTGGAATGTTTACAACAACTCAAGTTATTCCAGATGTTAAATACAAAGAGATTGCCGCAAGACTAAAAGAAGCATGGGCTTCAATGACTGGCTCAAGATCAACTGATCAAAGCAAGCCCGGTCAATCAATCTTGCTTGATAATGGTATGACATATACTCCAATTCATATGCTTACACTTCAAGATGCTGAAGCGGCTCAATTGAAGATGCAAACTATGAAAAGAATTTGTGGATTGTTTGGTGTTCCGCCAGCTTTAATTGGAATGGATAGTGGTAAGTTCAATAACACACAAACATTGTTAGATGAATTTTATAAATCTACAATGAATCCATTGATTATTAATATTGAACAAAAATTTAAGACAAGTTTGTTAGCTGGATATCCAAATCTATGCATTAAATTTCAGACACAAGATTTTCTTAAAGGCGCACCAATCGATCAAATGAATTTTGCCGTTGCTGGTATATCTGCTGGTATAATGACACCTAATGAAGCTCGTGAATATTTAGGTTACGAGAACAAAGAAGGTGGCGATGAATTACAAGCTACTAAACCACAAGGAATTACAGTAGGCGGCGCACCAAAAGACATAACCGGATCATCACCACAAGATACAGGCGGTGGCGGAAATACATCTTCTGTTGGTAAAACTGGCAGAGCTGGTAAAGCATAATGACACTAGAAGATTTGCTTAAATTATTAACCCAATCGGCTAACAAACGCAAAAAGAAACCGATTGAAACCAACGGAATGAAAAATAAGGGAGTGCCAATCAATGACTAAAGATTTACGAAGTAAATATAGCAAGTATGTATTTGAAGCTAAAGTTGCTTTAGGGGTTTCTGCTGATGAAGCTGAAATGCCTAGCGGCAATATTGAAGCCATGCTAACTACATGGGGTGCAAGAGAAGGTGCAGATGGTCGTAAATTCAACTATCAGCCAGAACCATTTAAAGCATGGGCTGATGAATTTGCTAAATCTGGTAAACCATTACCTATGTATTTCCAACACAATGATATGTCAATGCCAGTTGGCGAATGGACATCATTTGAATTTGATGACACAGGAATGTTAGGTAAAGGCAAACTTTTTACTAATACAACTGCTGGTAAAGACCTTTATACAATTATGAAAGAATCACCAGCAATGGTTGGTGGTGTTTCAGTAGGTGCATGGGCTGATGAATACCAAATGGTTAATGATGAAGGATCACCATTAGATACATCTGATGATGATTATGAAAATGGATATTTCCAAATCACTAAAGGTGGTTTAAAAGAAGTATCAATCGTAATGCAACCTAATAATCCAATGGCTGAAGTTAAAAAATTAGAATTTTTTAGAGAAGATGGAACTGCTAATCTTAAACATATCGAGAAAGCATTGCGTGAAGCTGGGCTTTCAAAGAAAGATGCTACATCCGCATCTAGCAAGTTCAATGAAATTCTTAAAATTCGTGATGAAGTTAAGAAACAAGTTGAAACCGCTCCAAGTCAAAGTGAGTTTGATGCGGATGACGAAAAGGCGATATTGGAAGCTCTCAAAGAGCGTTCATTATTAAAGAAATTAGACAAACGACTTAAATAAGGAAAAATTATGTCAGATAAAATTATTCAAAAGCTAGACGCAATTGAAGAAAAAACTTTAGCTCGTCAAGAAGAAATCATCAAGTCAGTAGATGAAAAACTTGAAGCTACAGTTGCTTCATTTGATGAAAAGGTGCAAGCACTTGAAGCGAAAGTTGCTTCAGTTCAAGCTCCAGCAATCGTTAAGATTGAAAAAACTGTTCGTGGTGATGTTAATAAAATGGTTAAAGAACAATTAGCCAGCTTTATTAAAACAAACGGCAGATTTGAAAAAGAAATCAAAATGTTTGAAGATGCTTCACAATATGATGCATACATCAAGGAAAGTTCTGGTTTAACTGGTTCTGGTGCTGGTGTCGGTGGTAGAACATTCTACGATCCAGTATTCCATCCACTTCGTTTAATCAACCCAATGCGTGGTGTATCTCGTTCTGTTGCAACTGATGGTTCAACATATCAATTCCGTGCTAAAGTTGGTAACGCTGGTGCTATGTGGGGTTATCCAATCAACAACAATACTTCTGCTGGTTCTGGTGTTCCTAACCCAACTACAGAAAACACAAACATTTGGCAATTAACACTTCAAGACATCAATACACAGTTCCCAATCAGAACTGCGGCTCTTGATGACATCGATGGTTTAGAATCAAATGTTGTTGATGATATGTTAGCTGAATTTAGCCAACAAGAAGGCTTATCAATGATTCAAAACAATGACCAAGCTGATCCAGCTACTGTTCTTTATGGTGGTTCAAATGGCTTGCGTGGTTTAAATCAATATGCTGGTGCTAATGCATCTTACACAGGCGGCACATTTACTACTGCGGCTTTCGGTTCATCAGGCACAGGCTCAACAAGTGGTTTACATTCATTAAGCACATACGATCAATTAACATCAAACGGCGATAATGTAGTTGCTAATGCAGTTACTTATGCTGATATTGTTAATTTCATCTATAGCTTGCCACAACAATATTGGACACCTAATGCTAAATTTGTTATCAACCCAATCATGCTTTCAGCAATTCGTGGTTTAACAGATTTACAAGGCAGACCAATCTACATTGATGGTTTAGCTCGTGAAGATGGTATCGTTGGTTCTTTACTTGGCTTTGATGTTGTAGTTAATAAATATGTTGATTTACCAACAGGAACTACTGCATCTGTAGGCACAGAAAGCAAATATCCAATGTATTTTGCAGACTGGTCAAGATTCCATACTATCGTTGATCGTTTAAATATGATCTTGCGTAGATATGATCAAACTTTACCGGGCTACATTACATTCTATGGTGAAAAACGACTATGCACTTCAGTTGTTGATCCATTTGCTGGTGTTCGTTATCGTTCTACTGCAACTGCTACTAACTAATAGCAGTTTTAATGAAGGAATAGGCGGTTTAATCGCCGCCTATTTTTTTAACTAATTAGGAAAAAATTATGAAAGCATCTAAAAAAGTTTTAGAAGGTATAAAACAAGCTATACTCGAAGGCGAATCAAAAGTTAGCTTTAGAGAAGATAAAAAATCTAAAAAAGATGCACAAGAATCTGAACAAATTAACGAAGCATCTAACATTACTGGTTCAGGTAGCGGCGTTGGTGGTAAGGTAATATTTGATGAAGCATTTGCGGCACTCCGTTATGCCAATCCTTTCCGTATGGGAAGCCGAGAAATTATTGTTAATGGTTCTGATGCTCAATTTGTAGCAAAAGTTGGTAATGCGGCAAATTCAACTAATCCATTTGGATATACAGTTGTGCCTAATAGTGGTTCACCAAATATTGCTACATCTATCTGGCAATTGCCAGTTCAAGTTTTATCAGCAGTTTTGCCAGTTCGTAGTGCAGTTTTAACTGATGTTAATGCATTAGAAGAAGCTCTTGTTAATGACTTAATGCTTGAATTTAGTCAGTTAGAAGGTCAATCTATGGCTTTAAATAACGATCAATCTGGTTCATCAACAACTGCTTATGGTGCAACTTCTGGTTTAAGAGGTTTACCAACTTACAATACTGGTTCTACTGCATCATTTGGTTCAAGTGGAACTGCAAGCACTAATGGTATTCATACAATTGCTACAATAACTCATAGCACAACTGCAATTGATTATGATTCATTAGCAGATATGGCTTCAGCTTTACCAGCTCAATATTGGGCATTACCTACAACTGCTTGGCATATTCATCCATCACTTATTTTAGAATTGCGTGTTCTTAAAGACACAGTTGGTATGCCAGTTTATTTAGAAGTTGGTAATTCAAATGGCGGTGCAGTTGCTAATTTATTTGGTTTCCCTGTGATCCCAAATCCATATTTAGCCGCTCCCGGAACTGGTAACATTTCATGCGTATTAGCAAATTGGGATCGTTTTATGACCATTGGCGATACAGAGGAAATGACATTTAAGATGTATGAACAAACTCAACCGGGCTTTATAAATATCTATGCCGAAAAGCGTATGGTATCCACAATTCGTGATCCATTTGCTGGCGTATTCTTGAAAGGCGTATAATGACAACTGCTACCACTAGCGATATTCTTGCTTATGGTGGAGTGTTTCTTGCGCCAACAAGAAATCCTTTTAACTATGAGAAAATTGAACAAGTAGGAAGGGATTTATCAACAAGCTGGCTTACATTGACGGAAATCACCAATCAATTAAATTTGTTTGGTGATGACAGTCAAGATTCATATTTAAGTGATCTTGAATTAGCGGTTAGGATGCATATTGAGGATTATTTGGGCTTACCAATATTCCCAATTACATTTCAAACTTATTACGCAACAAGTTCTTTATATGGCAGTCCGATTTGCCTAGATTTACCAGAAGTTTCACAAGGTGCTGGAAATACTGTAGTTAATTCAGTTAGTTTTTTTGATGACGCACAAACGCCTGTTTTAACGCCTGTTAGCCCAGCTAATGGCAATTGGTATTACGATCCTACTGGTAATAAAGTTGTTTTAGCAAGTTTACCAACTAACTTTAATCAAAATATGACTGCTCCATTAGTCGTTAATTTTACTGTTAAACCAAGTTTCTTATCTCAATATCCAGTCATTAAACAAGCTGGATTGTTATTATTAACGCATTTATATAACAACAGATCAGAAACAACAGTTGGTAGATTGGCAGAACTTCCTATAGGAATTGATGCTTTATTAAGACCTTATAAACCATTGGTGATGTAAATGGCTATTTCACGCTATGAAAATGTTACTGTTAATACTTTATCATTTACAACAGACGCATTTGGCGAAAGCACAGTTGTAATAACACCTAAATTTACAAGCAGACCTTTAGTTCAGGATGTTAAAAATAGCTTGCAAATTACTGGCGATACTCGTATTTACCAAGACTTAAATAGATTTGTTTTTAACTATACGCCTTATGTGCGAGATATAGTAATTAACTCAAGCGGATATTCAATCACTTGGCGTAACCAAGATTGGCGAATAACTGATGCTATTGAAGCTAATGATAAGATGAGTGTTACTTTCTTATGTTATAGAAACGATCCAACAACAAAGGTTTAATATGGGACAGAATAGTATTGTTCAGTATGCTGAAGCCATACAAACTCAATTATCGAGTATAATAAGTCCTGTTCCTGTGTATTCTAATTTTAACCGAAATTATGCTACACAGTCGAAATTTGTAACATGGCATTTAAGGAATGTTCATCAGCCGGTTTATACTGGTGGCAATCAAAATGTTAAAGGCATTGATAGACCGGTATTCCAGATGAGTGTATTCTCAACTAATATGGGCGATGGAATGACAATAGCTAATACTATTATTCAATCATTACATGGCTATACTGGTCAGTTTGGCGGATCAGGCGGTTTTTGGATTTCAAAAGCCGATGTAATAATGTTGCATCATACATACGATAATACCAATGCGCTCCATTCAGTCATATTGGATTGCACACTAGATATACCAACATAAGATTTTTTAATTTTTTAAAACGGAGTAAATTATTATGGCATTACCTAATAAAGTCTTACCGGGATTTAGCGCAACCCTTTATGCACAACCCGGAGCTACACCAACACCATTAACAGTTGCTAACTTATCTGATGAAACATCAGTTTCAGATATTGCTATTTCAGCTAACCAAATTCATGTAGAAGCTATCCCTTACTTTGGTCAAGATGATGCTTCAGCTTCATTCGGTGTTGCTGGTGCAAGACAATCAGATATTATCCCAACTCAATCAAAGCCAACATCAATGACTATCATTGCGGCTTGGAATCCATCTGATACTGGTCTTTTATTAATTCGTGGCGATGCTTACAATGGCACAATTGACAGAACATTTGTTATCTCTGCTACTGATGGCACAAACATTGTGAACTATGCTTTCAATGGTCGTGTATCTGAATTTAAGATTGATCCATCACCAACTGCTGAAGCTAAATGTTCATTTACGATTCATCCAAGAGGTAATCAATACGGCTGGTCAAATAATACATAATTTATAAAGATAAATAAAATGACAACAACAATAAGATCAAATGATGATTTATTAAGTTATCTAGTAAGCCAAGCCAATTCAGGTCAAAAGAATTGGTTTGGTTTTGCTCAACAAAGATTAACTGGTATTAATTTAGCACATGAAATTGCAAAAAATCATGCTGATAAACTATCGCCTGAAGAAATAGTTGATTATGTTGTCAAGCTAAATAATGCGATATATCAAAAAATAATTAAGGCAGATTAATGTCATCTACAAAGTTTCAAGTTACTGGACTTTCAGAAACTTTAGCAGTATTTGATGAATTAAAAGATCAAATAGGCGATTCAAAAGCTAGAAGCTCTGTTCTTATTCCAGCAACTAAAGAAGCTATGAAACCAGTATTATCAATGGCAAAATCATTAGTGCCTATTGATACTGGTATGCTTGAAAATTCTTTAGGCATAACTGCAAGACGACCAGACGGAAAAGATAAAAGATCAAAATATGTTAGCCCAAAAGATGCGGTTATTGCATTGGTTCAAACTAAATCAATACCAAAAAATTTAAAAACAAAAGCATCTGAATTTGTTAAAAACATTTCAGATAAGCACCAAAGAAAAATGGCTACAAAAGAGTTTTACGAATCACAAGGCATATTCTATGATGCCAGAGCTATTGCAATGGAATTTGGAACGGCTACAGTTAGTCCACATCCATTTATGAGAGTTTCATTGGAAAGCCAAGCTCAACAAGTTTCAGAATCATTGGGCAGAATATTAGCTCAAAGAATAGAAAGTTATAAAGCAAAAAATCTATAATATTATAAGGAAAAAATATGAGTAAATTAGCAAGTGCTTTAGGTAGCAAATACGAACAAAATAAATTATCTATTTTAACTAGATCATTTGAATTAGGAAATCATACATTTAAAGTTAGAGTTCCTAGTGTTGGTGAAATTGAAGAAATTTATAATTATTTTAAAAATCCTGATGAAGCGGTTACGGAACAAATTTATCAAGAGCTTATTGCTAATTTAGTTATTGATCCAGAAGATAAAGTTGAAAAAACAGATAACGATACAATCGTTGAAGGCAGATCAATGCGAGAAGCCGCTAAAAATAAAAACATTATGCAATATAGAATTGTAAGATATATTCAAATGTTAGTGCCAGAAACAGGCAGTTTAGATGATCTTACTTATGCAGATGTTGAATCTGAATTTCCATTAGCTATTCAACTTACTTTAATTGACAAGATTAACGAAGTTATTTCGCCTGATTATAAAGATATTAAGTCAAAGTAACCGGCTCATTAAGAACGCAAGTTCGCTCCGCAATGATTTTTAATGGGCATACACCACAAGACATAAGCGCAATAGATGAAGCTACAATGAACGAGATAATCGTTATGTATGCTGATGGTGTTATAGGTAATAACGGAGTAATAAGAACACTAGGAAGTCTTACTGCTGGGGTATTTAATTATATGCGGTCAAACAATGCACCGCCTTATAGTTTAAAATCCATTATAGATACTATATATCCTTATATATATCGTGAACCAGAAGTTGATCCAAGCGATGCCTTGTTAGTCTTTATGAGCCAATCACCTAACTTTAGTATGGACAAGTTTAAAAGGTAAATCATGGCAATTATTTCAAGATTATCGGTTTTATTAGGATTAGATGCTGGTGAATTTAATTCTAATTTAGGTAAAGCTCAAGAAGGTCTTAAAGGGTTTAATGCATCCGCATTAATTACAGAAGCCGCTATTGCTGGTCTTGGAGCGGCATTTTTTGAATTTTCCAAAAGTGCAATTGAATTTGCAGATCAAATGGCGCAAGTTGCCAAAACCAATGATGTTGCAGTTCACACAGTATTAGCTCTTAATGAAGCATTTATGCTTAATGGCGGATCATCAGAATCAGCCGGCAAAGCTATGTCTGCTTTTAGTAAAACTGTTGAACAGGCTTATCAAGGCAATGATAAATTAAGAAAATTATTTAATGATATTGGCGTTTCAGACAAGATGCTTGCTGAAATGGATACTCCAAAAATACTTGAGCAAGTTCTTAAAGGATTACAAAATACAGAACCAGCTTTAAAACGCAATGGTGAAGCTATGCAATTCTTTGCTAGAGCAGTTCGTGGCATTGATATTAAAGGCGTTGCTAAAGATTATGAAGAATTTAAAGACAAATTTACTGGTTCAGATGAAGCATTTTTAAAAGTTAAAGTTGGTGTTGATGCTTTATCTCAATCTTGGACTGATCTTAAAACTGTATTTATTACAGACTTTGGTCCAGCGATTGAAAAAGCACTTCACGCTATGGCTGAACTTGTATTTATCATTTCAGATGGTATTGATGCAACTAAAGCATTATTAAGTGGCAGTCTTAAAGACTTTAATAAAGTTTATGAAGAACGAGATAAATGGGAAGTTAAATATAAAGAGCATTTAAAAGAAGAAGCTGATCTTGCTAAAAAAGTAACTAGCGCACAAAATCCCGGTGGCAATTTACCATTAAGCGAACAACAACAAAAATCAACTGAAGAATTACAAAAGCAAGTATTAGCTTGGCAAGAGCAAATTAAAGATATAGGTTTAGTTAGGTCTGAAGCTCAAAAATTAGCCGCTCAAGAACAAGAAGGCGGAAAGTATGCTAAAGCATCTGCTGATGAAAAAATAAAAGCATTGCAAGTAGCAATGGATTTGGATAAAGCTCATCAAGATCAATATGCTAAAGATCAATCAAAAATTCTTGATTTAGATATTGCTAGATTGCAAAAAGAAGCACAAATAGCAGATCAAGGAAGTTTACAACAAAAATATTTATTGGAACAATTTGATGCTCAAGCAAAATTAAATACAGAGCTTCAAAAAGGATTAATTAGTCAAGAACAATATACTGAATTATTAAATAAAAACTTTGATTTAATTGATCAACAAAAACAAACATTAGCCGCACAACAAACATTTAGTGCTGGATGGAATAAGGCTTATAACGATTTTATTGAACAATCTCAAAATGCGGCGGCTTTGGGTAAGGAAGCATTTGATACTTTAATGAGTAATATGAATAGTGCTTTAGATAATTTTGTTAAAACAGGAAAATTACATTTTAAAGATTTAGTGGGTTCTATTATTGAAGGTCTTATTAAAATTCAATTACAAGCTCAATTATCTGGTTTATTTAATATGTTAGGAAATTCTTTAGGATTTGGTGGTTCAAGTTCTAGTGGATTTTCTGGTGGCATTACTAATTTAGCTCAATTTATGCCAAAAGCAGATGGTGGTCCTATATCTGCTGGATCGCCTTATCTTGTTGGTGAGAATGGTCCAGAGCTTATGATTCCCGGTCAATCAGGTGCAATTATTCCAAATAACTCTTTAAGTTCATCTATGGGAAGTCAGCCACAAATCGTTTATAATGGTCCATATATTGCCAATATGAGTGCTATAGATACACAAACTTCTGTTCAATTCTTGGCTAAAAATAAGACTGCGGTTTGGGCGGCAAATCAATCTGCTCAACAATCATTACCACAATCGAGATAATAAATGGCAAATCTTAATCAAATATTAGCTATATCAGAACAAGTAACGATTAACGATCAAAAGTTTGTTGGACAAGTTGTTTCTCGAAATCAAAGAATATCTACATCTGAAATTCTTACAGTTCAACCATTTGCATTTGATATGAAACCAATGAATTGGCTTTTATATTCTCAAAACAGATCATTGTTATCAGCATTACGAGTTGCGGATCGTTCTACTGAACAATATCTTAATTTTGGCACAACTGGATGGCTTAATTATATTGCTTATCAAGGTGATCTTACACCAACTCAAATTAGTGATGCTCAATGGCAAACATCTTCTGCTAATAAAAATCTTGTATTAGGTAACTTTGATTCTGGAATTAATCCTTTAGCTTATGTGGTTCGCACAGGCGATTTTTGTCAAGTAGATCGTTATGCTTATATTGCAACGGCAGATGTATTAAGAGGTTCTGGATCAACTGTAACTATTCCAGTTCATCGTAATTTAATTAATCCTTTAGTAAGTCCAGAAAATGCAGTTATAGGTCAATATGGAACAACTGTGTCAATGGGCGGATCAACTTATACCGGAATTACTTTTCCAATTATCTTACAACAATATCCAACTTATACATTAGTTCCAATGACAAATGATTCTTTCATTGCATGGAGTTCTACATTTAAGGCTTTTGAATCAGTATTATCATCATGAACAATATAACACCAGTCGAAAACACTAATATTATAAGAATGGCAGATTTCGTGAGGGTAACCACACCTTCTGCTACTTATCGTTTTGCAACAACTCCCTATGTTATTACAGTTCCAGCAGTAGATTCTCAACCATTTGATGCATTAGGCACATTAGTATCTATTGGTGATGCTCAAAGAGATATTAAATCAACTGCTAATCAAACATCTATTACTTTAGTTGGATTAGATACTGCATTATTAGGATGGGTATTATCTCAACAAGGTAAAGGCTCTATGATTGAAATGTGGCATGGATTTTTTAATGCTGATGGAACTTTAATTACTTCTGGTGGAGCTGGTGGTCTTTATAAATTTTTTACTGGATATATAAGTAATTATCAAATTGGTGAACAATGGAGTGAATTAACAAGATCATATATTGGAACAATAACTGCTATTGCGGCTAATACACAAACTATTTTAGCTAATCGTTTATCTGGTCGATATACTAATGACAATTCATGGGAATATTGGAATCCGGGCGATAGCTCTATGAATAGAGTTGCATTTATTCAAACTATTAATTACGCATTTGGATCAACTACACAAAATAATAAACAATGATTCGATTTGCTAATAAATACGACAATGAAAAGATAATAGATTTAATAAAAGAGTTTGCTAGTAAAATAGACACACCATTAGCCAGCAATCCTTTAACATGGTCAAAAACACATTGCGAATCTATATTGACTATGATTTATGCTGGATTGGGTTTTGTATTGATTGATGATGAACAAACAGGAATATTAGTCGCAGTTAAATCTAAATATTTTTGGAATAACAATATTATTCAATTACAAGAAGTTATGCTTCATGGTAAAACAAATAT